CGAAGGCGAGGATCATTTCCTTCTGGAATTCCCAGAGCGGGAACATGATCAGACCCTTATCGATGTTCACGATCTTACAGTAAGTTAAGATAAAGTAGATCGGATCCTCAGAGCACTTAATGTACTCTGCGACTTGCTCGGGAGTATACTCGACCTTTGTATCTGCTCTCTTAAGTCTCGGATTACCGAGATAGTTTTCACTCGCCATCTTTGTGCTGCTTCAGATATTTCTGTAATTCGGCCGTCGAACCTACGAAAAGATTGTTTGTGACTTGCTGAGGAGAAGCAGAAGGATCATCTTCCATGATCTTCTTCTTTTTGGCCTGAAGATCAACTAAGTCCTTGCTTGCTGCCACCATCGTATTCATCATGGTTGCCAAGACTTCATATGCTCGAGGGTGCTGGCTTTGTTTGGCCACATCCATCAAATCAAAGAGTGCTTCTTGACCCTTATTGATGACTTCCATCATGTTCTCGCGAGCATACTCAAAGTCTGCTGAGACTTGAGTGCTCATCTTCTTTTCGATCACAGTCGGTAAGTTATCGCCAGAGGCGATGTTTAAAAATTTATCAAGTTCATTGCTCATTAGATATTCTCAGTAATTGTATTGATAAAGCCATAGTCATCTGTACTTATAATTTCATCGTACGGAATACTTGCCGCGGTGTTGCTAGTAGCCGTTCCATTCGCCGTTAATCCTGGACGAGAGGCGACTACGATTGTATTCGATGTATTTGTTGTGTTGCCAGTCGTAACATCTTCAGGAAGTCTGAATGTTGTTTCTGCGAGTTTGATTAGTTTTGATTTCTTTGTGGGACCATATAACCAGCCTTTCATTGTAAAGCTAAGTGTCCAGATCAATGCTCTTCTTTGCTCGAAGCTGCCTTCGTATTGATCTTGAGAAGTAATGCTATTCAGAATGATAGGAATATCGCGTGCACTGTCCACTTCAGGAACAACATTGACACTCACCGTAAAGTCAGGAGTAAAGTAAGGTACGATCTGTTCTACGATGCGTGTTCCGTCTTCTGCATTCTTGACCAAGATATTCATCTCGAATTGCATGTCATATGGAACAGGCTGATACTGATACTTAACTTCATCATCTGTACCGGCGGTGGCAGATTGTTTTGTCAGCTTATTCAGAGTATTCAGCTTACGAGTAGGATCATATTCTAGAGTAGTCATCTCGAATGAGATACGAGGCAAAACAATACCAACCTGATTAGTCATTTGCGGATTTTGATCAAGTCTCGCGAGAACTTTATCCTTTGGACCATAAGTCAAAGGAACTTTTAAAGTCTGAAGCACTTCATCAGTTGCGCTCAGACGATTGATATAGATGTCATTGAACACCGTACCAAATACGATGATATATTTTCTTAAGCTATCATGATTCCATGTTCTTCCAAACATTATACGTTACCTTCACTAAAAGGATCTATTTGAGTCCAGTCGAGGATTGCATCTCCTTCGAGCTCGAACTCAGTATTGTCTTCGAATGGATCACCAGCTTGTGTTTCGAAACTATAACCGCTTTGAATAATAGGAGTTCCATCTTGAGTGATAAGAATCATGCCATCTGACGTTGTAATATTGTACAGATCAAGGCTAAGGCTGAGATCTCTTTCGATGTTATCGATGGCAGCAATTCCAGTATTCAGTTGCTCACCACTATATTCGAACATTTCACAGACAAGATCATACATCTGAATCGATCCCATCTGATAAAAGACAGGAGTCTTATTGACATACTTGACATACATCAGACGGTCGGCCATCGGAAGATAGATAAGATCACCTTCTTGAGGACGATCGATCATCTCAACATTTCCGATCTCGTCCATAAAGTTACGAACAGAAACTGTAAACGTTACCTGATCTCTGATTTCAAGACCAAATTTCGATAAAAACTGACCGTCGCCTTCGTAGCTCTCATAGCTGCGAATATACATGTCAATTAAGTAAGAACCGTTGTACTGTGATAATGAATCTTCCTCGTATACATCATCTTTTGCAACTAGCGTACGAGGACAGTAGAATACATCATGCCCATAAATTTGAATAGACTCAAGAACCAGATCTTCAATTAAGACCTGCTCTTGGCTATTACTAAAGTTGTTGAAATAGAAGTTGGTCGACATGTATTATCCAATCATATCGAGAACCGGCAGAGAATAAGAAGAAATCATCTCGTCTTCGAGCTTTCTTCTTTCGGCTACGGCATCGTCGTAGATTTTCTCGCCGTTAAATTGAACTCCTCCAGGTAAAGTCATGCCTGTAAACTTTGTAAGGTTGGAACCCCACTGTTCTTTGATCAGAGTCGTAGCATAGTTCTGAAGCCAACGATCGTTATAAGCATCTGTCCATGTTTCTGGATCGACTACTTCATAAGCTTCGACGAGTAAGAATTCGCCGACAGCAACAGTGTTCCAATCCATATCAACGTGCAGTCGATCTTTGTGACGAGAATAACGAATAGGCTGTTTACCGACAAGAAGCTCGTTCATCAGAGCAAGATGTTCCATCACCATGTAGTATGGAACAAGAGACACGTTAGTTAGAGTGTAGAGATCGTTTAGCGCAATCTGATAGCGAATATTAAAAAGGTCGTCAGAGCGAATCGAAGGATCACCCATCGAGAAGATGCTGACTGCGCCAATGATATTTTCTGGAAGAGTGATATACTTGTTGGCCACGTCTGTCGACGTAATAGCATGCTTGTAGTATACTCTTTCTGAACCATCAAAGTGATAGTCATACCAGTAACGTAAAGCTTCGTCCACACGATCATCTACCTGATCTTCGTCGACATTGATCTCAATTACTGGTTTGCCGAGCTTACGAAGGCAATACTCTTTAAATGTTGCTTTTGTAGTAGGAGTGGCCATCGAATACCTCTTTATTATATTTATGTGTCTGGCTATTTATAAGCCGTATAAATACAACGAGTACAGCATGGAGACTTGAAATATTATGAATTTAGACTTAATGATTATTGATAACTTTTATACCAATCCCGACGCGGTCAGAGCCTTTGCTCTTACACAAGACTTTAGCGTCACAGGCAACTATCCAGGAAAACGAACACCTTCGTTCATGACACAAGATGTCAAGGACTGCATTCAGCATTGGATGAATCCAATTGGAAAGATTACCAATTGGCACGAAGATTCGGGTTATACTGGAGCTTTTCAATACGCTACCGCTTTAGATAGAACGTGGATTCATTGCGATCATACGAGTACATGGGCTGGCGTATGTTACTTGTCACCAGATGCACCGCACACTGCTGGCACAGGAATGTTTCGGCATAAAGAAACTGGAGAATACCGAGCTCCAACGAACAAGCACGAATCATATGACTACACCAAGTGGGATAAAGTCGATATCGTAGGTAACAAATACAATCGATTGATTCTCTATAGCGGAGATCTCTTTCATGCGAGTCTCGATTATTTTGGTAAAGATTTATATGATGGACGTTTATTTCAGACGTTCTTCTTTGATACGGAGCAAGTGCGATGAAAGTTTGTAAAGTGATATGGTCGACGAATCGACTTGAGTATTTGATTCCTACATTAAAATCTCAGCGTGACATGTTAGATTTTGAAGGATGTGAAGTCGAAGGCATCTTTTTCGATGATATGCCAAAAGGTCGTCATGACGGTACAATGTTTCAATTAGCCAAGAATTTTGGCTTTACTGAGATCTTCTTGCACCAACAAAATATGGGTTTGCCATACATATGGAATCGAACCTTCGAAATCCTGAGAGAGCGAGATTATGATTATGTGTATCTGTCAGAGGATGACGTCACATTCAATCATCCGATTAAACTGCTCGATATGATTCAGATTCTTGACGATCATAAGAATATTTCTCAGGTATGTTTGACACGCCAAAAATGGTATGACTTTGAAGAAGAAACACAGGCTTATGAAACAGACATTACACTCGGGAAATATCGAGGCGAACTTTCAGAAGCATATTTCTGGAGTTTGTCAAGTATATTTTCTCGATCAATCGTAGATCTTCCTCATGCCGAATCAGTAGGCGAGAAGAACTTGAGCGAGTATGTCGTAGCAAAGTCATTGCAACAACTTGGTATGCAGACATGTAAGTTGAAGACAGAAGAAGGCCATAACATCGTCAATCATATCGGCGAGTATAGTATCGGCAAGCGAGCGGAACCGGGAGATCCTCGCTATGAAGATTTCGCTGTATACGATCCTGAAACAAAGTACAGTTCTCGACACGGAACGAAGTGGGATTAAAGATACACTTGGTTTAAAAGTTACTTTTTAATCTCTATATTACCAGAAATAGAAATGCGATGTTCATCTGAAGTTTGAAATGGATATACCTGATGTTTGAGATAATTTGGAAACATAATAAGAGAACCTTCCCACGTCTTATCAATATCTAGTTGAGTCGTACTGATTCCGCCATCGAATGAGTTATAAATGAATTGAAACTTCGATGCAACTTTATAGTTTGACTCTCTTACATTTGGCATATTTAATTCCTCTTCTAAATCATAAGGAATTGCAATCCATATCACCCATGAAATATCCTTATGGTGAAAGTGTATTGGATTATATTCATGTTTCTTTTGAAAATTCACCCATGCATTCGAATCAATAATATAATCTTTATCTTCATGGAAATTAAATTTTCTTCTATATTCAAAAAAAGTTTGTTCTAAACAATTTCTAAACTGGCCATTAATAAAGTACTCAAGTTCTGTTTCTAATTGTCCAGCTAAACGAGTATTGTATTTTTCCGGCTTATTATCAACTTGCTTTTGTAAGTCGCGTGTCAAATCAGCAAAAATAGAAGCAGGAATCTTTGTTTTAAGAACTCCTGGATTGTAAAGCTTTATTTCTGAAAATTCTAAGTTCATCATTTCACCAATAATATTTTAGTTAATAGTAATTGTAGAGGTGTCTCTACATATGCTCATAGTACCTTCGCAGCAGATACTCCAATCCTCACCGGTTTTAGCTCCGTGACTTGATACGTTAATGATGATATTTTTGCATAGATACTCTTTGTCTTCTTCGAATACTCTCCAGACATGATCGATAGTACCGCGATTCGGTCGACCTCTTGATTGATTAAATCGTATGCGAAAGTTAGGCAATTTTAATCTCTGTTTGTAAAAACGTTTGGTTTCCTATTTTATTCCACCCGCCATTTACCTGAAAAGCTAAATTTATATTCTTATTCAAAGCATACATAATTACCCAACTCAGAACTTCAGCTGACATAGGAGCACCGGCTTCTACTATCTCGAGATGAGACAAATTTTCATCATCTCGAGTCCTCCATTGCATAATTACATTTGATTCATTCGGCTTCAACCATGCGGGTATATTTTCATCATCTAGCCACGAGCACGTAAAAGATTGGCATGGATCTTTTGGTCGATCTTCATATATTGTACAACCCGTTGAACACACAAAGTGACACTTTCTTCCTGGCCAAAAATTATAACCTTTCGCGCTTCCCGTAAGCCATCCATCACAACATTTTGTACACGTTCCACACTCTCGTGTCATATGATATCTGCAGTAGCTGGATATTCGGGTACGACAACATCTGGTCGGGTTGATATATTCATATGAATAAACTTAAAGGGTTTAGTCGAAGAATTACGAGTAAAACTATGAGCCAACCAAGAGTTAGCAAGTATTAACTGCCCCGGTTCAGGAGTAAAGTTTATTCTGTCTGAGGCCATTGATATTGTTGTTAAATCTTGTTCGTACAATGGTGTCATTGTTTTCATAGGCCGAGGATCGTGAATCACCAATCTAGGAGGATCCTTTGGGCATTCAAAGAAATAAAATGCAACAAGCTGACAATCGTTATGACTATGATATTCCATTGAAGAATACTTATGATGTTCTTGGCTCCAACATTCTCTTAGATATGTCTGCAGACCATTCATATTATAGCCTTGATCACTCAATACATTCCAACTCGTGTTAAGAGTATATTGAATTAACTCCAGAAGTTCTTCTTCTGCAGAAACATCTGCATGAACAACAGGATATACTTCATTTATTTTGTTATTTTTACGCATAGCGCTCAACGACTTGTTGCATACGCTTCTTGCTGTTTCTAAAAAATTTGGTTTCATGATACTATATACAGGAGTGCTGAAATAGTGCCATTGGTCAAGTGTATCAGTCATAATATATTTCCTACTGTATTTATCTGAATGCTGGGCCAACTACCCAGATCACAATGCTTTTACGAATGCCTTTTTCGACTGGACTTACGCGATGTAATCGATAAGCCGGAAACGCGGCAACAAGCCCACGTTTTTTATCTACCACATCAGGAGTATTGCCGGCTTTTATTTCTAAATTTCCGCCTTCGTAGTCTTTTGGATCTGATAGTTGCAAAACCATACTAAATTTTCTTGGAACACTGTCTAACGATGAATTATCAATGTGCCAATCATAGTGTGCTTTCTCTTCACCATTATATATGGTGTATTGAAAGTCTTCATGAAATCCGGTTAAATCAAATCCATAAAAAGTACTATTCAGTTTGCGAGCGATCCATGCCATTCTATCATAGAACCAGGCAGTTTCCTCATTTAAACTAATCCATGCTGTTTGAGAAGATCTGATTGCGAGGTCTACTACGCCGTCAGATCCAACTACAGCAGGATTCGGAACTAAATTATCTAGACAATATTTATCTATTCTATCTAGTTCTTCTTCAGTAAAACCAGAATCCCATATTACGTATGAACTGGTTGTTGTTTCAATCGGCGGACCCGGAGCAAAGATATAACTCGACATTATTTCGGCAACTTTTTGTGAAGTTTATCCTTATAGAGGGATTCATGAACAAAATCTCGAATTGTTCTCATTAAATGAGTACTTTTGATTTCATTTTCAGTGAAAGATCTGCTTCTATGTTTTGGAAGCAAGTCATCTTTTTTAATTGGAATGACTTGTACGAGTGGCGTTCCCGCAGGAATAATACCAGCAAAATTTGGTTGATTAAATGTAAATGGAAAATTCACATACTCTTGTTCGTAGTATGGATAATCGACAGTTCCAGAAAAACATGTGAATCGAGGATCTGGTCTATTCAATGGAGGAAGAAAAAGCAAAGAATACCCCGGAGGAGTTTTAAACATCCAATAATTCATAAACTTAATTGGGGGTTTCGGATCTAATGGATTTGGAGATTTTTCTGAAGTAACTTGTTCTTTAATATGATTTTCAATCATAGGTCGATAAAAATTAGATTTATAAGTGATTCCAGAACAATTATCATTTGATGTAATCTGTACATCTGCTGCTAACGGAATAATATATCCCATTAGCATCGAATCTAAAAACGGCATACATCTTTTAATCGTTGAAGTTTGAAATCCCTGATCTCCTAGTCTTGGAGGAAGAGCTTTAAACCAGTCAGGAATATGTTTACTTGATGGAAACGGCGTTGGAATTACACCATAGTCTTCTTCAGCACATAAGAACTCAATTTCATTATTTTTAAAAACACTCTTAAACATCATCACCTCAATTTTGATTATTACCTTGCTTATAGTATATATTATTGTTTTCTACCTCAATTATACATCGAGCAACTTCTTTTTCTCCGCGAAGTATATGATCATCGTGAAGATTCAATTTTTCACAATTATTTATCCAATCGCGCTGATGCGCTGGTAATTTGTCAAAACACTTCATCACAAGTTTTAATCTTTGTTCATCCATTACCAAGTCACAGTCACTGCACCATTCGCGCTTCCAGTTCCAACCGTTACAGTAATAAGTTGATATGGATATACTTTTATAGAACTTGCATTTGTTGTACTGGCACTTGATCCAGGATTACCTGCAGTGCCCGCATTACTTGTACCGGCAGTTCCCGATGTCGCTCCTGTTCCCGCAGCCCCTTGGGCTCCTTGAACGCCATTTGCTCCAGCAGTTCCTGCACTTCCTGTTCCGCCAGTTCCTGCTCCAGTTCCTGCTGCCCCTTGGGCTCCTTGAACACCATTTGCTCCAGCAGTTCC